GTTTCTTGGCGTGATAAACTTAATTATGTACATAGTAGAAGATTTACTGGTATAGATGCTAGATGTATTTTACATGAGATAGACCATTTAAACGGTATAGTTTTTAAACAATATGTAAGTAATTTAAAATTTAACCATGCATTAAAACAAGCCAAAAATTAAAAGTGATAAATCCTAAATTCAATTATAAAACTCTCTCTAAACAAAGTATTGATGGGGCAAGATACTATTGTTTACCTAATGGGTCAAAAGTAGCTAGTGTTACTACTATTTTAGACAAAACAAAACCCTTAGAAGTTAAAAAAAGGCTATTAGATTGGCGTAAAAGTAAAGGTGAGGCTCTTGCTACTCAAATTACTGTAGAAGCTGCAAGTCGCGGTACACGAATGCATAAATGGTTAGAAAACTATATTAAGACAGGAGAATTAGGTCAACCAGGTACCAATCCATATAGTATACAAAGCTATGAAATGGCTAAAACAGTGATAGCAAATGGTCTTAAAAATGTAGACCAATTTTACGGCATAGAGGCCAGTCTGTATTACGAAGGCCTTTATGCGGGCACAACTGATTGTATTGCAGAATGGAAAGGAAATATAGCTATTTTAGATTTTAAACAAACTAATAAGCCAAAAAAAAGAGAATGGATTCAGGATTATTTCCTACAATTATGTGCCTATAGCATGGCACATAATAATACTTACAATACAGATATTAAGGAAGGTATAGTTTTGATGTGTAGTGCAGATAACCAATACCAGGAATTTACTTTAGAGGGCAAAGAATTTCAATTATATTGTGATAAATGGTTCGATAGATTAGAACAGTATTACAGACAAATAAATATAATATAGAAAAGGAATAGCAATGGCCATTGTTCAAATTAGCCAAGTTAAACATCGTAGAGGACTACAGGAAGACTTACCACAATTAGCATCAGCTGAATTGGGTTGGAGTATAGATACAAGACGCTTGTTTATAGGTAATGGTGGTTTGGACGAAGGGGCTCCTGAAACAGGAAATACAGAAATTTTAACTGAATATAGTAATATTCCAGGAGTAACTAGCTATACCCAAACATTAGACGATAATACAGCTAATGTTGCAGTTGCTAATATGGTATTTGATTCTACAGAACCAGGCGTAATGTTAGACTATAGAATAGATAGAGCAGGCAATGTGCGTGTTGGGTCTTTAAGAATAAGCCAATTGTTGACAAATCTAGGTTGGGACGAAGAATATACAGAAACTAACGATATTGGTATTACATTTAATGTTTATACTATTAGTAGCACCTATGCACAAGTTACAGCAACTACATCTAGCACAGGCGTAGATGCTAATCTCACATTTACAGTAAATACAATCAGTTTATAATCAATTAACTCTATGTGGAACGAATTTCCCAGCGATAGGCTTCGCTGGTGGTATAATTTTAGATTAGATATCAATAAATTGCCACTTGCAGAAGCAATAGAAAAAACAAATCATTTATGGGCATACTGCCCATTCCAAAAATATTACTTATTAGTAGATCAATTAGAGGATTGGCCTAATCCTTGGGAATTAATATATGATAATGTATACTGTGATCTTGCTAAATGTTTGGGAATAGTATATACTTTATACTTGACCTCACATCAACCACAGTTAGAAATAAGACAGTATAATGATAAAGAAGCCAATATATTATATAATTTAGTATGGGTCGATCAGGGAAAATATGTTCTTAATTTAGAACATGACAGCGTTGTAAATAAGAAACACATACAATCTTCTTTCCGGTTACAGAAAAAAATAACAATAACAGATTTAAAATTAGAACAAATACAATAGGATCAATCAATGAATATACAAGTTATTAAGCGTGATGGGTCTAGAGAGCCATTAGATTTAGAAAAGTTACATCGTGTAGTTTTTTGGGCCACTAAAGACATCACAGGTGTAAGTGCTAGTGAACTAGAAATCCGTAGTCAAATACAATTTTATAATGGGATTAAAACCAGTGACATACAAGAAACACTAATTAAAAGTGCAGCAGACCTAATCAGTGAGGAAAGTCCTAACTATCAATATGTTGCGGGCAGATTAATTAATTATCATTTAAGAAAACAAGTATATGGAGACTATACTCCGTGTACTGTATTAGAATTGGTTAAACGAAATGTTGAACTTGGCTTTTACGATCAAGGACTTTTAAATGCCTACACAGAATCAGAATGGGAACAAATCAATAGCTTTGTTAATCACGAACGCGACGAACATTTTACTTATGTGGCTATGGAACAATGGCGTGGCAAATATTTGGTACAAAATCGCGTTACAGGACAGATCTACGAAACTCCACAAATGGCCTATGTTTTAATATCGGCTACACTTTTCCAAAGCTATCCAGCAGAAACAAGATTAAATTGGGTAAAAGATTATTATAACGCAATTAGCGGCCATGATATTAGTTTACCAACACCAGTAATGGCAGGAGTAAGAACACCACAAAAACAATTTAGTAGTTGTGTTCTTATTGAAACAGACGATAGTTTAGATAGTATTAATGCTACGGCGAGCAGCATAGTAAAATATGTAAGCCAAAAAGCAGGCATAGGTGTAGGTGCAGGTAGAATTCGTGCACTTGGTAGCCCTATTAGAAACGGGGATGCATACCACACAGGAGTTATTCCATTTTATAAACATTTTCAAACTGCAACAAGAAGCTGCAGTCAAGGCGGTGTGCGTAATGGTGCTGCTACTTTATACTATCCGATTTGGCATTTAGAAGTAGAAGATTTACTAGTATTAAAGAACAATAAAGGCACAGATGATAATCGTGTCAGACATATTGATTATGGGGTACAATTTAACAAATTAATGTACGAAAGACTAGTAAATGGACAAGATATTACCTGTTTTAGTCCTAACGATGTTCCTGATATGTATAATGCTTTTTTTAACGATCAGGATAAATTTAAAGAGCTTTATGAGCGAGCAGAAAAGAATACAAAACTTAGGAAAAAAACTTATAAGGCAGTGGAGCTTTTTAGTAAATTTGTACAAGAGCGTAAAGATACAGGTAGAATTTATCTACAAAATGTTGACCATGCAAATCAACACAGCCCGTTTAATGAGGCAGTTGCGCCAATTAAAATGAGTAATTTGTGTTGCGAAATAGACTTGCCCACTGTACCCCTTAACGATGTTAATGACGAAAATGGCAGAATTGCACTATGCACTCTAAGTGCAATTAATTGGGGTAATGTTCGTTACCCAAAAGATTTCGAAAAAATGTGTACCTTAGCAGTACGAGGTCTTGATGCATTGTTAAGCTATCAGAATTATCCGCTGAAGGCAGCAGCATTGGCCACACAGGAATTTAGACCATTGGGCATCGGTATTATTAATTTTGCATACTTTTTGGCTAAACACGATACCAGTTATAGTGACCCAGCAGCACTTAGTCTAGTAGATGAATATGCAGAGGCCTGGAGTTATTACTTGCTCAAAGCTAGCATAGATCTAGCAGAGGAACAAGGTGCATGTACCCGTTGGCAAGATCTTAAAAGTGCAAAAGGTATTTTGCCTATTGACACAAGAAAAGTAGATGTAGATGACCTTGTGCCACACAAAGAACGCATGCCTTGGGGTCAACTAAGGCAAAAAGTTCAACAGGTAGGACAGCGTAATGCCACACTAATGGCACTAATGCCTGCAGAAACATCTGCACAAATCAGCAATGCAACTAATGGCATTGAACCACCAAGAAGCTATGTTAGTGTGAAGCAAAGTAAACATGGGGTACTAAAACAAGTTGTACCAGAATATCGTAAATTAAAGAACAAATACGAATTACTATGGGATCAGAAAAGCCCAGATGGTTATTTAAAGCTATGTGCAATATTACAAAAATACATAGATCAGGGCATTAGTGTAAATACCAGCTACAATCCGCTATGCTATGATGAAGAAAAAATACCAATGAGTGAAATGATAAAACACATTTTACAATTTTATAAATTTGGTGGCAAACAATTATATTATTTTCAAACATACGATGGGCAAGGTGAGATAGATGTTGATAAATTGTCAGCACCACAAGTAGAAGAAGAAATAACAGAAAGCAGCGATGAAAATTGTGATAGTTGCGTAATTTAAGGGGAAAATATGAGTGTTTTTAATTATAAGAACAAAGCCAAACACACCGAGTCTACAATGTTTTTAGATCCAGAGGGAATGAGCCCTTTGCAAAGATTCGAAACATTAAAATATCGCCAGTTTGAAAAACTAACAGAAAAAATGGTAGGATTTTTCTGGCAACCTACAGAAATAGATCTACTACGAGATGCTAAAGATTTTAAAGAATTAACAGAATTCGAAAAACATATTTTTACTAGTAATTTGAAAAGGCAAATTCTATTGGATAGTGTTCAAGGGAGAAGCCCTAATCTAGCATTTTTGCCATTAGCAAGTATTCCTGAATTAGAAACATGGATAGAAACTTGGGCATTCAATGAAACAATTCATAGTAGAAGCTATACGCATATAATTAGAAACATTTATAGTGATCCTAGCCAAATATTTGATGAAATTCTAAATATAGAACCAATCATTAATTGTGCTAAAGATATTAGCAAATATTATGATGACCTAATTGATGCAAGCCTATTATACCAAACACTGGGTATAGGTAAACATACAGTAAATGGTAAGGAAATTGAAGTAAATCTTTATGAATTAAAGAAAAAACTTTGGCTAGCTATCAATAGTGTTAATGCACTAGAAGGTATTCGTTTTTATGTAAGTTTTGCCTGTAGTTGGGCATTTGCAGAATTAAAGAAAATGGAAGGCAATGCTAAAACAATTAAATTTATTGCAAGAGATGAAAATGTACATTTAGGGTTTACACAGACAATTTTAAAATTATTACCACAAGATGATACAGATTTTGCTAAAATAAAAGAAGAAACAAAACAACAAGTTGAGAAAATGTTTCTAGATGCAGCAAAACAGGAAAAAGAATGGGCAACCTATCTTTTCAAAGATGGCAGTATGATAGGACTGAATACACAATTACTGTGTGACTATGTGGACTGGCTTACTTGTAAAAGAATGACTGCTATTGGACTGAATTGTGGTATTAAACCTGGCAGCAATCCTTTGCCTTGGACTGCGAAATGGATTGCTGGGGCAGAAGTACAAGTAGCACCACAAGAGGTAGAATTAAGTTCATATATCATTGGCGGTGTAGTTAGAGATGTGGCTAATGATACATTTAAAGGGTTTTCTCTTTAAAAATTAGATAAGAAAGGAATTCGATGATTACAGTATATAGTAAGGCAAATTGCCCTTTTTGCGTAAATGCAAAAACTTTTTTAAAGAATAAAGGTATAAATTTTGTAGAAGTAAGAATAGATGAAGATGCTGAAGCAAAAGAATTTGTATTAAGTCAGGGGCATCGCACAGTACCACAACTTTATAAAGATGGTAAATTATTTGTAGATGGTGGATATACTGGGCTAACCAAACTAACTGAAAGCCAATTAAAAGCACGGCTAGAAGAATAATAATTTAATAAAACTCAATTAAAGGAAAAAACATGCTAATCAATAAACAAAAAATTTCGGATGGTGACATTCTTTGTTTCAAACTTGTAAATGGTGACGAGGTAGTGGCAAAATTAGTTTCTGTAGACGATCTTAAATTTACAGTAAGCAAACCTTGCACAGTAATGCCTAGTGCTCAAGGTATAGGTCTTATGCAAAGTCTATTTTGTGGGGATATAAATACTATTGATATTGAACTTCGCAAAGACCATGTGCTTATGTTTGCCCCTGTCATTAAAGAAATGGAAAATCATTATTTAAGTACAGTAACAGGTATAAAGACAGTGAGTAAAGGGTCTATTGTAGTATAAGGAGCGTTATGCCTGGTGGTGTGGTAAGAATAGGTGATATATTAGGGCCTGGTGGA